TCTTGGCGTAGGAATAGAGATACACGCCGAAGGGTATGCCCAGACGGATGCACTCCTCCACGTTCCGCTGAAACTTCGGATCGTGCTGGCTTGCTATGTCCTGGCCCCATCCGCACCGGATGATTGCGCCCTCCACTCCGGCAGCCTTTACGGCTTCCCAGTTGATATTTCCCTGAAAGTTTGAAACGTCAATGACCATGCTCAAGCACCTCCACGCGTCTTTCTGTCTCTGCTTGCCTCTCCTCGAGGATATACGTCCGCTCAATGACAGAATTATGCTTATCCACGCGCTTTTCCAGTTGTTCGATGCGGTAACTCATCAGCTTCATGCCGCCCCAGGATCCCAGGGCCGTGCCTAAAAGACTGAGACCTCCGACGATGATCGCGGACCAGTCCATTACTCGCCCTCCTGGTGACCACTGTCAGCCAGACCCTCGGCGATTGCGTAGCCGATCACAGTCGCACCGGCCATGATCAACGCTGCCACCTGGGCCGCCTGACTTTCGCTATAATTCAAAAAGACCAGAAGCATTGATACAAACGAGGCCACGCTCATCCAGAGCTTCCGGCTCGTCAGTTTCCGCTTCCAGTCTATTGTTGTTTTGGTGTTATTTTGTTCGTTCATGTGCACCCCCTGCGGTGAAACTACACTCCCTCACTACTAACATAACACCGTTGACTGTTTTGGTCAACATAAAATTGACCGAAAAAGTCAATTTTTATAAAAATTCCTGAATCGGCACTACAGGCGTCCCGGTTCCGATGGCGTAGCCGTACTCCTGCTGGCATCCCAGGGACTTCTCCCACCCTGGAAGCTGTACCAGATAGTCGCACCGCGCAAGCAGATCAATGCAGAACGTCATGATCCGGTCCCAGGTCATATCCTGCACCGGAAGGACCCGGTTGAGTTCTGCCGGATTCACTACGGCGTAGCCTCTGGACGTGAGCTGCTGCTCGACTGCCTTGAACTTTTCTTTGTATCCTGCGTCTCCCGTGATGGGTCCGCTGATGTATAACAATGGCTTCATTTCTCTGCCCTCTCTTTCTCTCTGTCTTTTGCTCTGATCTCCAGCCGGATCGCTGCGATGCCTGCCTTCGTCAGTTCCGGGTCTCCTGTCCGGTAGCCCCGCTTCAGCAGCATCTGGTTCTCCCGCTTTGTGATCAGCACGAGGTTCTCGATGCTACAGTTCGTCTTGTCTCCGTCTAAGAACGTGACCATCATCCCCTCCGGGATCGGCCCGTTGTGTTCCTCCCAGACAGCCCGGTGCAGTACCTCCCATCGTTCCCACTGGCTGCCCTCCATGCTTTTCTTCCGCAGAAGGTAGCCGTCACGCGTCTGCCGGATGTCTCCGACTTGTAGTTCGTTCACCGGATGGTGTCCCGGCTTGAACCTTGTCTTCGCGCTTCTGGCGATGGCCTCCGGGCTCGCGTACTCTTCCATCCGCTTGCCCTTGTTGCCCGGTTCCCTGCCTTCTCGGAACCATCCCGTCAGCCCGGACTTGATCCCGTGACGCTGCCGGAACTGTTTCAGCCCGCTCGGCGTGAAGTGGGTCCCGAAGCGCTCGTTCACCATGTCCGCCATCTCCTTCGACGGAACGCCCCAGGAGTTGTCCCTCACGTACTCATACAGCCCCTCCGGATAGTTGGCCTTCATGTATTCCTCCTTGCTCCGGCCGTGCCCCATGCCGTTTCGATATTCATGGTTTCCCCGGAAGGCCCTCATGCTTTCCTTCGTGAACTCGGTCCCGAAGCGCTCGTTGCACTCCCTCGCCAGATCTGCATCCCGCAGATGCTTGCACCATTCCCTTATGAAGTCGTGAACCTCCCGCGGGTACTTCCACTTCATTCCGTGCCCCCATTTTCTTCCAGGAACGCCGGAAGGCCCTGTGCCCGTCCGTGCCCGAACTCGTCCTGGTACTTGTAGGCCTCGAAGGCCAGCTTCCCGTTTGCGATGATCTGACCGGCGATGTCGGTCATCGCCTTGGCCCTCTGGATCTCCTTCTCCAGTTCCTCGCCGCTCAGTTCGTCGTCGTTCAGTCTTTCCAGTTGTTCAAAAAGGTGGTTGTTCAAATCTGCCAGTTTGTTCTTCGTGTTGCTCATTTCTCTGCCCTCTCTTTCAATGCCGCCAGGAGTGCTTCCTGGCTTGTGTCTTTCCTCTTCAGTGCTCCCATGACCTGCTCGTCTACCGTGCCTTCCGCGACTAAGTGGTGCACGATGACCGTGTGCTCCTGCCCCTGCCGGTACAATCTGGCGTTCGCCTGCTGATACAGTTCCAGGCTCCAGGTGAGTCCGTACCACACGATCACGTGGCCGCCCGCCTGTAGGTTCAGGCCGTAACCTACACTTGCAGGATGCGCAAGCAGCACCGCGATGCGCCCTGCGTTCCAGTCCTCGATGTCCGATGCCTTCTCCAGCGTCCTGGCATCCGGGAACCGTTCCCGGATCGCATCCAGATCATGCCGGAAGGAATAAAACACCAGGACCGGACCCTGCGCCGTGTCTGCGATCTCTTCCAGGGCGTCCAGCTTTTCTTCGTGAACGCGAAGGACCTGCCCTTCGCTTGTGTAGACCCTGCCGTTCGCAATTTGCAGCAGTTTGTTCATCACAGCCGCAGCGTTCAATCCTACCACGGCATCCTCGCTGCTCTCCAGTTCGATCAGGCTTTCCCTTTCCATGGTCTTGTAGGCCTTGCGCTCTTTCTCCGTTAGCGCGACCGGTGTCACGCGGTCGATGCGGTCCGGGAGTTCCAGGTAGTCCGCCGCGCTCATACTCACGCACAGATCCCGCAGCTTGTCCTCAATGGCCTGCTGTGCTCCCTTCACTGGTTCCCACTGGAAGACGACGTAGCCGTTCCGCTTCCCCGGTCTGAAGTACTTCTCCCGGTAGGATCCGATTGTGCGGCCCAGGCGTTCACCCTGGTCCAGGAGATACACCTGCGCCCAGAGATCCATCAGCCCGTTCGGACTCGGCGTTCCCGTCAGGCCCACGATGCGTTTCGTGCACGGTAGCGCCTTCTTCAGCGCCCGGAACCGTTTCGCCTGCGGGTTCTTAAAACTCGATAACTCGTCGATCACGATCATGTCGAAGGGCCAGCCCTTCCGCAGTTCCGTGTAATGATTGATAAGCCATTGCACATTGTCGCGCCCGATGACGTACACGTCCGCGTCCTTCGCGAGTGCTGCCGTCCGCTGTGCTGCCGTTCCCATCACCTTCGAGATCCGCAGCGCTTGTAGGTGGTCCCACTTCCGGTGCTCCCTCGTCCAGGTGTCCTCGGCCACTCGCTTCGGTGCTATGACCAGCACCTTCCAGACTGCGAAGTCCTCAATCAGATCCTGGATGGCTGTCAGCGTGATCACAGTCTTGCCTCAGCCAAGGCCCATATCCAAAAAGAGCCCGACCGCTGCGTCCTCTTCCACGCGCTCGATCGCTTTTCGCTGGTACTCGTACGGATTGAACCTCATGTGGCATCACCTCCTTCCAGCAGTTCATCGACCTGCGCCTTGCTCCAGACCGTGCGCACTTCGACGCCACGCCTCCGGATACGTTCCTGCTGCCAGACCTGGATCGGTTTCAGTCTTCCGCCCTTCGTCTTTAATTCCACGAACAGGATCCGCCCGCCGGGGAGTATCACCAGCCGGTCTGGCACACCATCGTTCCCGGGGCTGGTAAACTTAAAAGCCACACCTCCCAGTCGTTCGATCCTGCACGCCATGTATTTTTCTATGTCTCTTTCTCGGTCCATTCTTCCTCCCTTCTGCCTAAGTGGGACAGCCTCCTCGCATATACGCGTATATGTGCGAAAATGCGTGTTTTAAGTGCTATTTTTATACTTTTTTCTTTGTTTTCGCTCTATATATAGCAAAAGGCTGTCCCGGCTGTCCCAAAACGCTCGCGCGCCCTTTATTTATGCGGCTTCCCAGGTGGGACAGCCTACTGGGACAGCCTCGGGACAGCCTGGGGCTGTCCCACCTTTTTTCTGGGACAGCCTGAGGCTGTCCCATAGGGTGTCCCGGGGGCTGTCCCAGAGGCTGTCCCACTTTTTTTTCACGGCTTCCGGACATAGCAGCGGACCCTTCCGTAGGCCCTGTCCCGGTGTCTTTTATCGTTTCCGGCTCTCTCCCATTCCGGCAGCCTTGCCATGATACTCGCGATCTCGTAGCCGTCCTGCTTCTTCCAGGAGTTCCTGGACTTCCCGAAGCACTCGCAGAAGATCTCCATGCAGCTGACCCTCATCCGCTGCATCGTGCCTTCGCTCTTCGCCTTCAGATCATCATCTCGGAAGTAGTCCACCCGGTCGTCCAGGCTCTTCTCATACCAGTCCTCCGGCAGCAGCGTGTTCAGATACTCGACCACGATGCCCTCGCGCTCATCATACTCCAGCGCCTGCTGCTGCATCTTCTCCGCTTCCTTCTCCATATCTGCATCCAGGTACGTGGCCTCGCCCTCCGCCAGATACGCGAGCGCCTCCGCCCAGATCTGGTCGATCTCGCTTTCCTTGATCTTCCATGGGCCCTCTCCGCCTTTGACCGGAACCGGCCAGAACCGGCGGTTTCCCGTCACATCACGCAGGAATCCGGTGTCGCTGTTGGTCGTTCCGAAGATCACCGTCACCCTGGGATGCTTCTCCACGGTCCTGCCGTATGCCGGGCGGTACTCATCCACCTGGCGCGAGATGAAGCCCTTGATGATGTCCACGTCTGCCTTCCTGGTGCCCTGCATCTCTCCGATCTCCATGATCCAGACGCCGCGCAGTTTCTCCGCCGCTGTCTTGTCCCTGGTGTCTGTCAGGCTCAGCGAGTCGCTGAACCATTTCTTCCCGAGCATCCGCAGCAGCGTGCTCTTGCCGATCCCCGGCGGACCATCTAACACCAGGACGGTGTCGAACTTGCAGCCGGGCTCCAGGATGCGCTGCACGCATCCTACCAGAGTCTTGCGCGTGACCTGTCTGATATATTCCGTGTCCGGTGCTCCAAGGATCCGGATGAACAGATCGTCCACGCGTTCCAGGCCGTCCCACTCCGGCAGGCTTGCGATGTACTGCTTCATCGGGTGGAACCCTCTGCGGTTCACCACGCCGTTGAACGCTGCCATCATCACACGGTCTGAGAAGTCCACGCGGTAGCGCTTCGAGATATAGCCGAAGAGTCTGGAGTAGTCCGCATCCCGCCAGAACTCGTTCTCATGGGGCCAGGGTACGTCCTCCGCCCCGTTGCCTCTGTGGATCTCCACGCCTTCGGTCATTTCGTTGTAAACGATGCCCTTCAGTTTCAGGTCGTTCTCGAGGATCAGCTCGCAGTTCTTCACACTCGGGAAGTATTGCCCCTGCTTGCTAACCTCCAGCAGTGCCATCCATCCGATGTCTGGCTTCGGATCCTTTTCTGCATCCGTGTCCACGCTCACAGGCTCGCCGAACTCTTCCGCCGCTTCCTGCTGCCGTTCTCTGGCAATCTCCAGGCGCGTGCCCGGATCAGCCGCCGCGAACTCTACCATGGCTTTGTATGACGGCAGGGACGTCCCCGCCTTCGTCGGATCCGCGTCCTCATCCAGGTGTCCGAACTTGTGGATCCTCACCAGGTCGAACGCGTTGCACAGTTGCCCGGATGCAGGGTCCGTGGAATGGTTCGAGAACGCGAAGGTCTCGCCATCGTATACGACCAGACCGGCCGCAGTGCTTCCCGCTTTGAACGTGTATCTGTCGATTTTAGCCGTCTCTTCGTAAACATCGGATAAAAATGCGCTGATTGCTTCCGGGACCGTGTATGCCCGGCAAAACGCTCCCACAAGGCCCTTCTTAGCGAGCGGGTCGCCCTGCTTTTCTGCCTGCTTCTTCCGGGCTGCGTTCATCCCGTCCGGCTCCGGCCAGTAACTCATATCGGTCCAGTCGGGGTACTCTGCCAGAACGTCGTCCGCCTTTAAGATCGGCAGGTCCTGGAACTTAAACACCGGAACCACGTCCGAACTGTTCGACGGCCAGTACATGAGGCGCGACGGCTGGAATGTTGACGGGTCGAAGTACTGCATCCCGACCTTCTCCGCGATCTTGCGCGCGATGGCCTCATACTCTTCCGCGCTGACCTCCCGGTCCAGCGGCATCAGCAGCCGCAGCCTCGGCTTGTCCGGGCAGTGCTTGTGCGTGGAATATATGCACATAGCGTGCAGCAGGTCCTCCTCCAGGCTGTCAGTCAGACTCTCCCACAAATCTGCGGGCGGGAAGTCTAAGTCCAGCGTGATGATCTGGCGGCTCTCCACCATTCCGCTCTTCCTGCGTCCTTCTTTTAGGTGTCCGCCGACGAAGCCGCCGATATCCTTGATCCGGTCCTGCTCCGTCTTGCTCATCTTCATGTACTCGGCGTGCGTTTCTCCTGTTGTTACGCTCTCGGATAATTTGCCGAGCAGCCCGGACCAGTTCAGGGTCCGATTCTTCCACTTCGTCTCGAAGCGGTTCTTCCCCGTGGCGATGGCCAGGCCCACGTCGTTCCTCAGTCCTAAGATCTTCAGTTTTTTCAGTTCAGCTCCTGCAGCCATGACTCGATCACCTCCTGGTTCATGTCTAAGTCTTTAAGCATCCGGCGGAAGTGCGCCAGTCGTTTCTCCTGGGCACTCCTTGCCGGTTGTCCGTCCCGGACCTGCTCTAAGAAGTAGCGCTGGTCAACTAACACACGGCCGCGCACTTGTTCGATCCCTCTGAGCAGGTCTTCCATGAACTCCTTCTTCGTGACTTCGCACCACTGCAGGTCCACGATCTTTTTCTTCAGTGTTGTCAGGTCTGCCTTCCTGCACGGAAAGAACAGCTCCGTATCTATTTCACACCACCCGCATGATCCCTCGGGTGAACTATAACCTATCGTCGTTCTCATCGTCGTCCTCCATCATCTTTTCCACTATTATGTCCGCCAGGACTATGGCCGCTGCGATCATGGCGAGGATCACAGTCACCACCACTCGCGTCATGGCTTGAACGGCTCCGGCATCGGAGCCCAGGCGATCACCTTGTCCCATTCCCAGAACTCCAGGTACGGGCCATCCGAATCCTCATAGAACGTGTCCGTCGCCACGCAGAGGTCGCCATTCTTCGCCTGGAGAGTGAGCAGCACCCTCTGGTCATCTTCCGGAAGTTTGCAGTCAAAGACGAGCGCGTCGTCGTCCTCGTCTAAATCCAGGTCCGCGCGCTCCTCTTCTGTTAGTTCTCTAAATTTGATCTCGGTCCACTCAATCTCTGCCACTTGCACGATGGTCGTGCCCTTTATCTTGCTTTCCATTTACTCGCCCTCCTTCTTGTGCTTTTCAATCCAGGCCTGCAGCTTCTCCTCGCGTCTTAAGTAGTCGTCTACGATGGACTGCATGATCTGGATGTCGTGTTCGCGTTCTGCCCTGCTCTCCCGCAGGTTCTTCAGCCTCTCCGTCGCCAGCAGGAGCAGTTCGTCCGGCGTGTCGTCCTCCGTCGGCTCATTTTTGAGTGCTCGGTCCTTCGACTTTTCTTTGACTATTTCCGACTTTTCCTTGACTATTTCCGGCTCCTCAATTTTGAGGGCCCGCCTTGCCATTTCTGTCAGGTATGCCTTCTTCGGTTCCTCATCCTTCACGGGTTCCGACTCCGTCGTAGACTTCCGTCCCGGCTTCGGTGCGTTGATCCCGTTGCGCTGTAATATCTTCCGGATGCAGTCCTTGCTGCACGCGTTCAACTCCGCCAGGACTCCCACCTGGCTGCGCTTGTCTTTTGCCTCTTTATACGATCTCACGATTTCGCTGTCACTCATCTGCATCGGTCTGTTCCTCCTTCTCTCTTCTTTCGTCTTCTCGCGTCCAGGCCTCGAGCGTTAAGCATACCCCGATAAAGTAGCCGGGAATGAAGCCGAGGACAAATATTGTCATCAGTTCGTCTAACAATACAACCCAGTCAATGCTTGCCATTCTGCTCTCCTCTTTGCTTTATCGCGTGTTCGCTGTCAAAGTACATATAACCAGCCGCTGTTTTCGGAAACTTCGGGCTTTTCATATCTTCCAGGACTTGCTTCATAATGGCTTCGTTTAATTCTCTAACCGCTTCTGCGAGTCTTTCGTTCTCTTCACTCAGGAACGGGCACCTTGCGCAGGTCTCGTCCTTCTCCCTTTTGCATCGCTCACACCATGCGCCCATTTATTCGCCCTCCTCTATCTTCTCCGCCCACTTGCAGTAGTTGTCCTCTTCTGTTTGGAGCGGTACACCATAAGACAGATCGCGGAAGCAGCGGCAGCCGTCACCCGCTCTGCGGAAGTGCTTGCAGTTAGCGCAAGTTATGAGTTCACGGAGTAGTCTAAACTCGACCGGAACCACTTCCTCCCAGGCGTTCGTCTCTTCGTTGTACGCTATCGTCCACTCTTCAGGATCCGAGCACGGAACCGGAGTGCATACAAAAAGCACTGGCTCCATTTTTAGTAGTTCGTCTTTTTTGATCTCCATCTATTTGTCCTCTCTTCTTTGATTATTCCGATCAGTCGCGCGATCATAATAACCAGGTACACGATCAGCATGCTCAATAAAAACCAGTGTCCGTTCATCTATTTGCCCTCCTTTACTTTGTACGGCTCCGGGAAGCTCATCCAGAAGATCCTGCCCTTCCGGAGCGTGACATCCGTCGACTCGAAGCCCCAGGCATCCTCCCAGAGATCCGTCCAGATGTTCTTTCCGTCGGTCATGATGACCTCTTCTCCGTCATCCGGCAGCTCCGAGAGGAGGCGGATGATGTCTTCTCCGTCATCGTTCTCCACTGGCTCCCAGAGCACCTCGGTCCAGTGCATCCCCTTCGTGTGCTTGATCTGCTTCACCAGGTCGTCCATCTCCTTCTGGCTCTTGCAGTCGACTATCACTGTGTACGTCGGCTCGTTGTCTACTATCTTAAATTCCGTCTGGAATTGTATGATTTCACTCATGTCTCTCCCTCCTTCTTCTCAAAGTGATCACAGAGGATCGGCTCATACAGGTCATGTTCCACGATGTGCGGAGCCCTTCCGAGTTCCTTCCAAATCGGAGACGCGCAGAAAGCGCCTGGTAGATGCTTTCCTTGTGTCAGCGTTGTGCGCAGATGTTCGCAGTCGATGCAGCGGACCTTCTTCTCGTCCAGCCGCTTTCCGCAGCTCGGGCAGTAGTTCAGCGCATAGCTGCCATACGCTACGCTGCCGCCCTTTTGTATATCTTCTCTGAGGACTGCGACGAAGGTGCTCTTTCTTCTTGCCTGCTTCTCTTCGAGCAGTTCCTTCAGTTCCTTGTAGTCTTCGCAGAATTTACAGCTCATCCCTTTTCCTCCCTTAGTCTTTCTTGTAAAACTCCGTCTCGTATGTTTCACCCTTCAGCGGCAGACCGTCCGCCCACTCCGGCGTCAGGCTCATCAGCCTGGTGATCTCTTCCGCTGCGTTCTCTTTGCTGTTTGGCACGTCTACGATCATCTCGTCATGGACGTGCATCACGATGTTGTACCCTGCATCCGTCACCCGCTGCATCGCTGCTGCCAGGCAGTCCCGGGCGATGGCCTGCGTCACGTTCTCGACCAGTTTGCCGCCGTAGGTCTCAGCCTCGCCCCAGCGCTTCGTCTCCTGGTTGACGCCCATATACACGATGGACTCGCGCCCCGTGTTCATTTCGTAGCGAATATAGGCATCAACGTAGCACAGTTTCCGGCCTCCAGGCAGTTTAATGAAAAGGCAGCCGTGCTTGTGTGAAAACTCCACACCGTGCGGCAGCTTCACCCTCCTGTGTTCCTTGATCGCTGTCTTCGCTGCGGTCTCGTAGTTGTACCACAGCCGCACGATCTTCGGGTTCGCCTTCCTCCAGGCGTCCACCACGGCTTGCAGTTCGTCGTCCGGAATGGATCCGCCTCTGTCCATGGCCCGCATCGCTCCGATGCCGCCCTGGTAGCCGCAGGCCAGCGTAGCGACCTTGCCCTTCGCTCGCAGGTGTCCGTTCTCTCCGTGCTTTACGACCGGCACCCGGTACATCATGGACGCGGTCTCGCAGTAGATGTCCTTGCCGTCCCGGAACGCATCCAGGACCCACTGCTCCCCGGCCATCCAGGCCAGGACTCTGGCTTCGATCGCTGAGAAGTCGCTGACCACGAACCGGCTGTTGTCGGACGCGATGAACGCGGTCCGCACCAGTTCCGAAAACACGAAGGCCGTCTCACCGAAGAGGGTCTGCAACGTGTCAAAGTCTCCGGCTGCTGTCAGTTCTCTTGCCAGATCTAAGTCCGGCAGGCTGTTCTTGGCCAGGTTGTGCACCTGTACCAGACGGCCCGCCCATCGCCCGGAACGGTTTGCGCCATAGAACTGAAGAATCCCGCGGAGCCTTCCGTCCTCGCAGACTGCGTCCAGCATAGCCTGGTACTTTTTGACCGATGCCTTCCCGAGTGCCTGGCGGATCTCCAGGACCCTGCGCACGTTCTCGGGGATGTACTGAAGGCTCAGCGCTGCGCTGACGGTCTCCTTCGTGACCTGTGTGAACGGTACGCCCTGCGCGTTCAGCCAGTCCTTCAGCTGTGAGACACTGTTCGGGTTCTCCAGCCCGGTCAGTTCCTGCGCTTCTTCGAGCAGTTCCCGGCTCCGCCGGTTGTCAAAGTCCACAATCTTGTCCACCATTTCCACATCCACGCGGATGCCCCGGTCGTTCATCCTCTGATCTAAGCACCACAGCCTCCACTCGGGCTCGTAGAGTTCCTCCATCTCGTCGAGCATCTTCGCGATCGCTCGCTCTGCCACCACGTCCTGCGCGTTGTACTGCTTAAACATTTCCCACTTGTTCGGGTCGTGCTGAGGCAGATTCCTGGTCCGCTCTCCGTTGCTCCTGGTCGCCTTGCAGGGCTTGCAGAAGTACTGGATGAGCGCCTTGCCCTGCTTGTCCTTCTGTTCGTCCTTCGGAAGATCTAACGCAGCGCCGACGGCTGCCAGACTTCCGGGCAGTCCCAGGGTCAGCGCCCGGACCTTGGTGTCCACCCACTGCTCCGGCGGCATTTCCTTGCCCGTGTACTTTGCCAGGCATGTCCGCTCGAACGGAGCGTTGAAGGCGTGCTTCTCAACCGTCGGATCCACGAGCGCCTTCCAGAACTCCCGGTCGCTTTCCGTCTTCCCAGGATAGCCGTCACGCATCAGGTCGATGACGTGCACGTCCTGGTCCCCGAACGCGTAGCCCACAAGCATGACGTCAAAGTCGGGGGCCTCCGTATATCGGTAGACCCCCGCATCTGCCAGATCAACAGAGCTGAAGGTCTCTATGTCGATACTCAAAACAAACCTCTTGCCCTCTGTCATGTTGTCTGTCTCCCTTCCTTGTATCTGTCGTACTCTCTAAGCTCTGCGCGCATCCTCCGGATCGCTTTGCCGTAGTCCTTCCGAAGGTGCGCCGAGCCGCTTTTCTGCCTTGCTTCTTCCAGGCGGTTGATCTCCGCCTGGAACGCTTCCCGCTGCTTGTCTCTCTTAGAAGTCGTCATCGTCGTCCTCGTCAACCTTGAAGCCGTCGCCGAAGTCGCTCTCAGCCGAAGCTCTGGCTCCTCCGAGGGGCTCGCCGTCCTTGATCTTCTGGATGTTATTGAGCCCGGCGCCGACGCCCTTGTTGCCCTTCGCATCGTACGGGAAGAAGTTGATCGAAGCGCGGCCCCAGCATCCGCTGTAGACCTCTTCGGGGTCCAGGATCTCGTTCAGATCCTTGTCCACGATGCCCGGCTTGTTGTTGCTGGATGCGTTGAGGAAGTACATGCCCTCATACTCTTCCGCCTCTTCTGCTCTCTCCTCGTCTCCGTCACGGAGCGGGGTGCGCAGGTTCGAGGGTCTCTTTCCGCCCCACTTGGTGCTAACGCCTTCCTGGGTTGCCTCCTCGATCGCTGCTTTGATCTTTTTGAGCGTTGCCTTGTCGCTCTTCGGAATGAGCAGGCAGATGCTGTACTTCGCATCGTCGCCCTCATGGAACGCCCTGCTCTTGAAAATGTTCACATAACTGAACCTAACCAAACCTGTTACCACTTTTGTCGCCATCTTTTTGTCCTCCTATTCTGGCTTGTTTGCGCCGAAGTCTTCGGCTGCTGCTTTTGCTGTGTTTAGTTCTTCTCGTCTATCTGTAACCGGAACGAGCACCGGCTTTCCTGCTGGCTTGATCACAAGCCCCGCTTCACCTTCCAGCAGTTCGCTGAACTGCTTTTTGCCGACCAGTTTCTCCATCGCCGTGATGGTGAGCAGTTTCTGCTCGTAGAGCATCGCCCTTTTGAAGCCCGCGCCCTCCAGGGCCTTCACCACCTTGTCCTCGTCCGTGTACTTCCGGTTGGCTCTTCCTTCGACCAGTTTCCAGCCCTCAAAGTGTTCACCCGCCAGGGCCTGCTCCAGTGCGTAGTCTTCCACGTCCTTCGCCCAGGCTGTCAGGGCGTCGATCTGGCCGAGCACTTCCGCGATCTCTTCCTTGCTGAGCACCGGCGGCTTCTTGAAGTCCATCCGGGCCAGTTCCAGGTTCTTCTCTGCGCGTGCTCTACAGATTGCCTTTGCCGGACAGAACCGGCACCACTCGCCGCAGGCCTGGCGCTCGCTTCCTTCGCTTGCTTCCTTCGCTGCTGGAACCACTACATCGCGGCCCCATGCTCTCAGATCCTCGAGCGGGATGCGCTCCTCGCTGATGTGGTCGAGCCGGGGCTGGATGATATGCAGCACGACCGTGTTGAAGTCGTACAAATCCTGGAAGAGATGCGCGCTGCCGAGTCCGTAGAGTCGCAGCTGCGGGTTGCCTTTCGCTTCCACCTTGACGCCCTTGCCGTACTTCAGGTCGAAGACGTGGATCTCTCCTCCGCCGATCACGATCGCGTCGGATGTGCCGAAGCCTCCGGGGATCCACTCGCTGAGGTCAATCCGCTGCTCCGCCATCAGAACTGCAGCCGGGTCGTTGTTGAGGAGACCCAGCCATGTGAGCGTGACAAGCTCAGCATAAGACTCCGTTGCCTCGTCCATCTCGCCGCACCAGTACTCTGACTTTTCCCACTGCTTTCGCGTCTTTACCCATTCCTCGCTGCTTCCCTTGAAGGTGAGCTTTGTCTCGGCGACGCTGTGCGCCATCGTTCCCTCGTCGGAGTATGCGCTCGATGTGTTCGGCAGGTTTAATTCTTCCGCCAGTCTGATGCTGCCCGGACAGTTGATCCACCGGGACGCAGCCGAGGCGGACAGTCTTGCGTGACTACTTGGCATCCTCTAACGCCTCCTTTGCTTCTTCCAGAAGTGCAGGCAGGAACATGTCCTCGATCTGGCTTAACTTTCCGCCGGTTGCTCCGTGTGCTTTGATGATCTCGGCTGCGGTGTTCTTTCCGGTCAGTTTGTTGAGTTCAGCCAGAACCTTGCGAACCTCCACACGGAGCGCATCGTAGTCCACCTTCGGCTCTTCCTTCTTCACGGGTTCCGGTTCCGGCTCTTCCTTCGGTTCTTCCTTCTTTGCCTTCTTGGCCTTCTTCTCGGCTTCCATCTTTTCTTCCGCTGCGTTGATGATGTCAGCGGTCTTCTGGGCTGATGCGTTCAGCTCCTCACTTGTGAGCGGTTTCTTTCCGTTCACGAACGCCTGGAACTCTTCCAGGCTGTCGAATGTTGCGGTGATCTTCATCGCGCTTTACCTCCTTTTCGTATTCTTTCTGCGCGGCTATAAGCCCCGCGCGTGCTAACATTGTCAGATCCACCATTTCGGGCTCCTCCTCTCGTCTCCGAGTACCAGCCAGTCCGCCGAGACGTCCAGCGCGTAGCATATTTCGCGCAGCGCCTTCGTGTCCGGTGTGCTCCGTCCCGTGAGATATGCGTCCACAGTCTTCCGGCTTTTCCCGATCCTTCTCGCGAAGTCTCCCTGCGACATCCCGGAATGATAGAACGCCTGCACGAGCCTTCGGTAGAAGTCAGTCAAGTCGGACCTATTCACGGGCGGCCTCATGACTTGTCTCCTCTCTGGTCTCGCTTGCATAAGTAGTCGAACTTCTCGTTCTCGTCCATTTCGTTCCAGCGGTCCATACAGTCCGGGCAGATGATCTCGCTGCTCTCTTCGATGTCTCCCAGATGCTCGAACTCCTCGTCCATCATGTCGAACTCGATCAGGTCCGAGGTGCTGAACCTCTCGCCGCACATTGTGCAGTGCCATTTTCTTGCGCTCATGTGTCTGCCCTCCTGCTTCCTCTGATCGTCTGCCAGCGGATCCGCTTCGCCGCTCTGAACAGAGTGCGGTTGCAGATCGGGCAGTCGATGATGTCGTTGTGGTTTCTGCTTGAACTGTCGGCCAGGTATACCGTGAGCTGGCAGTCCGGGCAGTACCATGGATACAGCGTCAGCTCTTCCGTCTCCTGCACGGATCCGAAGCCATTGCGGAGTTCTTTCAGCCGGCTCAGGTGTTCCTGGCGGCTCTCTTCGAGTTTCTCGTATCTGCGGTAGTTTCCGCCGATGCCCCAGTAGCTTTCTTCTTCGTGCTTCTTGCGGCTCCACTTCTCCAGCTCGCGCTGTGTGATGTCTTCTTCCTGCTTGATCACGCGCTCGATGCGCTCGCGGATCACTCCGATCTTGTTCATGCTTCCACCTCCTCGATCCAGTAGCTGCAGCAAAGCGCTGCCGCCCAGATCTGAGCATCCCACAACTCGGAGAAGGTTCGCTCATCCATCTCCGGGTCGTCGGGGTGCACTGTGTAGTATTTTTTCCTCGTTGCTGCTGCCATTGTCAGTTCCTCCTTGTTCGTGCTCTTCCACCCATCTGATGCAGGCCTCTTTTGTTCCGATGAACAGGCACCCGTTCCATGCTGAACTGAACGGACTGCCCAGGGCCTTGATCTCAAACAGATCGTCTACGATATAATCCATGCTGTTTCCTTCCGTGTCTTTTAGTCAACGACGCGCTTAAAAAAAATAGCAGTGGGATCCTGGATGTCGAGCAGTTCGATCATGCCGCACATCTCTGCCCATGTGAAGTCAGACTCTCCGCGCATCCGTGTGTAGTAACTTGCCTGGCTGATGCCCAGCGCTGTGCAGAAGTCGTCAGGCGTGAGTCCCTTCGACTCGATCAGGTATTTGATGAATGGAAGGTCCACCTTTCTGCTGTTCTTTACCTTGTCCACTTTGCTTCCTCCTTTCTGTCGCTGCTGATTGTCTTCCGGGTTGCCCCTTGTTGTCATTGTATGCTTTCCGTTGCTTAATGTCAACGGCAAATTATAAAAATTTATCACAATTTGATAAAATTGTTTATAAAAGTGCTATAATATGATAAAATCAAACAAAAAAGTAGGAGGCCACAAAAATGGGAGAAAACGGAAAAATGCTCGGGTTGAGACTTAAAGAACTCCGCGAGGCTCGCGGGTATAGTATGCAGGAACTCGCCGACAAGATCGGAGTCAACAAGACGACTATCTTCAAGTGGGAGCACGGAGTCGTTGCTCTGGATGGTGCATCCGCTAAGCACTCGAAGGCACTGGCCGAGGCACTGGGAACCACTCCGGCATACATCCGCGGAGAGATCATAGAAGCCGCGGCTGATATTGTCCTTCGGGATGGCGGCGACGGTGTGATCTTCGTTGATTGCAAGCCGGAAACACCGAAGGTCTCGAAGTCGCAGATCGCTCCGGATCCGCGAAGCCTCCGCCTCCGCTCCTACGCGATGGACGTCCTGGCAGCAGACAGCGGCTACGCGATCAACTACACCCCGGACGGCGACGTGATCCTCACGAAGGGCAACTTCCACCGACAGATCACGCAGAACGACCTCGACGGCGTTTCCGAGGCTGTCAGCCACTTCACCGCCCTGGCACTTGCCAGATTGCTTGGAGGTCAGTCATGATCCGCGCGGTGATCTACGCGAGATACTCCGCAGGCCCCCGCCAGACCGACCAGTCCATCGAGGGCCAGGTCGCCGAGTGCACCCGCTACGCAGAGACGCACGGGCTCACCGTGGTTGACATTTATGCGGACCACCACGTCTCCGGAAAAAGCACCGAGGGCCGGGAAGCGTTCCTGCGCATGGTTGAGGACGCCGGGAAGGACCTCTTCGACGTCGTGATCGTCTGGAAGGTGGACCGCTTCGGTCGTGATCGCCGGGACATCGCGGTCTATAAGCACGCGCTGAAGAAGGCGGGCGTGTCCCTGCAATATGCAGCGGAAGCAGTTCCGGAAGGCCCGGAGGGAATCCTCCTGGAATCATTGCTGGAAGGGATGGCCGAGTACTACTCCGCAGACCTGAAGCAGAAGGTGTCGCGCGGCATCCGCGAGAGTGCAAAAAAGGGACAATGGCCGAGCGGCCGGCTGCCCCTGGGATATATGAAGGACGAAGAAAAGCGGCCCGTTCCGGATCCTGAGACGGCTCCGGTCATCCGTGCGATCTTTACGGAGTACGCTGCGGGCGAGTCATCCGCACAGATCGCTCGAAAATGGGCCAAAAAGGGCCTTAACCTTAACAAGTCTACAATTTATCGGATTTTACGAAACGAGCGCTATCTCGGCCACTGGGAACTTCTGGGAGTGCCTGTAGAGGTCGAGCCGCTGGTGAGTGAGGAGGAATTTGAAGCAGTGAAGAAGAATTTCAAAAAGTCCAGGAACGGATCCGGCTCTGCTAAGATGCGCTACGTCTTATCCGGGAAGTGCATCTGCTCGAAGTGCGGCCGCGTGATGCAGGGCGCATCGGGCCACGGCCGCGGCGATGAGATATACACATATTACCGCTGCCCCGGTCGGAGGGGTAGCGACTGCGATCTTCCGTGGGTGAAGGCGCCGGACCTCGAGGACCTGGTGCTCAATTCCACCCGCGAGATCATGCTCACGGATGAGATGATCACGGACCTCACGAAGCGGATGATGGAACTCCAGGAAGAAGATGCTAAGAAGTCAGACCTGCCCCGTCTCGAAAAGGCCCTCGCTGACGTCGAAAAACGGCGCAAAAACATCCTCAAAGCGATTGAGGCGGGCGCTTATGCCCCGGAGCTCAATGAGCGCCTTTCTGCCCTTTCTGATGAAGCAGACGCGCTCCAGGTTGAGATCAGGCGCGAGAACATAAAAAAGCCACTGATCCCGGAGGAGTTCCTCCGTCAGTGGCTCGAGTCTTTCCGGTCCGGCTCCATCCTCGACGATGACTTCGCCGAGAAAATGGCGCAGACCTTCCTCCACTCCGTGACCGTCTACGCGGACCACGTTGTGGTGGTCTTTAATGCTGCAGGCGAAGCCGGCGGGAATGTTTCGACCTCGTTGCGTATAGTGGACTTTGCGCACCTGAGGTCGAACCGCCCGGTGGTGTTCTGGCCGTTCATCCTGCTACGCCTGCCGCTTCAAAGATGATAGCATAAACACGAGCGCCCCGCAAGGAAGGACCCCCGGAGCGCTCGTGTCAGGAAGTCCTGCTCCGGCAGAAGAGCGGGACATCATCCGATTGTCACGGAGAAGGTCGCGGTCTCTCCCGGCTGTATGGTCCGGGCCACTCCCGCTCCGACGTCTCTGGTGATCATATAGTCCGAGATGGGACTGGAGGTGTAGTGCATATACACGCCGATCTCTTTGACTTCAATCGCTTCCGCGGTGTTGTTCTTATAGGTTGAAGAGAAGGTCGTGATGTAGTCGTCCGCGTATGTGTGGTTGTAGGCTTCCTCGGAACTTAAAAGAGTCAGGCCGAGGTTGTCGTTGTTTGCGTCCTCGAGCACGTAGTCGTCAGTACTGAAGGCAGCGTCGCTGCTTCCGACTGCAACCCTTCCGAGATAAATGTAGCCGTCGCCGATGCTGTTGGTGTTTCCGCTTGTGTTTTTAGCGCTTACGCTCGACATGCCCGCCGTATCATTGCACCATACGCGCAGCATTAATTTTCCGTTTTTTGTCAGCATTTCTTTTTCCTCCTCTTAGTTAGTTCGTTGTGATCTCTACAGTGGTTCCGACTTGCACGCCGATGCCTGCGTTAGACTGTCCGCGTGTCATCGTGTTGTATGATAAGTCCGGCATATCTCCGATCTGGGACTGGAGCACGCGGATGCTGATGGTGTGCTTCGTATTGTTTGCCGGATTTCCTCTGTCCGTTAAGAACAGCACGGAGTGGTCCGCGTTGAGGCTGTAGTAGCCCGGATCGTTCGGAAGTGTGAATCCGTCCACGCTCAACAGGACGATGCTGCCCGGGTTCGGGATATAGCCGGCCATGTCCAGGTTGATGGTCCGCGGGATTGCATCCGTCGGATATGTGAACTCGACCACCTTGCTGTATGCGTTGATGTAGGCGTTCACCTCCAGCTCTTCGGTCAGCGTTGCGAACCAGTTGTTGAAGGCGGTCGTCTGTGCTTCCATCCAGGCCTGCAACTGCGCCGCGAAGGTGCTGGTGTCCAGCTGGTCAATGATGCCGGTCACGATGCCACAGACCGCGGAGTTGAGCCGCACGTCCGTGATCTGACTCTGCCCGATTGCGGTCGCCCCCGCAGGTATGCTCACATAAGCCAGCGCCAGGTCATAGTAGTCGTCATCCCTGCGGATGCTCGGAACCTGCGGGGAACTTGCCGGGGTTCCTGCGATCACAGTCAGCGCGATGCTGCGGTTTGACTTGTCGAGCCGGATGGCCACGACGTCGTATCTGCTCAGAACTGCGTGAGCCGCTCCGATGCTCAGGGTCTCCACCGCGTCGGACCGGAACCAGTGGTGCAGCAGTGACGCCTTGCCCGCTGCCACATTGACCGCCATGCCGGTGCCGGCCGTTACTGCGAACATGTCGTCCACGTTCGCATAGAGGCCATCGCCGACCAGGCCCTCCAGGAAGGTGTTGACGTCGTCCGCGTTGTATAAGCGGTCGCCGCTTATTGAATTAAAAAAGCCGTAACTTGTCGCCATGTCTATCTCCTTTCTTCCTTCTCATCCGTAGTTTCTTCTGTCGGTTCCTCAGTTGTTTCCTCTTCCTCTGTCTCAATCGGTGCGCTCTTCATCAGGCTGAGGCTTCTGTTGCCGTTTCCTTCGAGTGCCGCCACCCTTGCCTCGAGTGCGCTTATATATCGGCCTATGCCGCCTATGTCTGGCAGGGCGAGTTTGTTGTATTTGACTTTTACGCTGTCGCCGTCGGTCGTGATGGTGTTGTTGCCCTTCCGCAAGGTCAGCGGTGCGGGTGCTGTCTGGAATGGTACGGGCGTGGCGAGTTCGTATGAAAATTCTACCCCGCTCATGGCGGTCTTAAACTCTGCGGCTGTATATTGTGAGTATGCGTCAATGTATAAATAAATTTTACCGCTAACGATGTGGTACCCGTCATCAGTTGCGGAATAACTCGATGCTATTTTTGAGTATTGGCTGCAGAGCGTGTTTGCCGTGTTTTCTTTTATCCCGGGAACATACGCAGAAAATCTATAATTTTGCATTGCCGCCGCTCTTTCCCACGTCAGCGTGCTGAGGTCTATCTTCAGGAATGTCTTTCTCCACTCTCCTCCTGCTGCGTCTCCCTCGGCTCCGTATATCGTCTCGGCAAATTCTGCCGTGGCGGTGGCGGTTCCGTCGTATGCGTGGTACTCGGTGTCGGTTGCGGGGTAGTTTAGGCTGATGTCGTGGTTGTAGGTTTCTCCGTAACCACTTGCGGTGTAAAACTTCATATAATGTGCCGTTGCCGGTACGGTAAATGTGCCGTTTACGATTGATACTTTGTCAATAAATGAGGTATAAGTAGTATTATTCCCATAAAAGAATAGCCACGCCATATTTTTTGAATAATATGTTGTGTTTGGCAATACGGGAATGAAATTTTTTGACCGAATTCTGCTTATCGCTGAAACGGGGACGCCCGAATTGTCAATCATTCCGACTTCCCATTCCTCGTCCCACTGATTGACTCCGGTCCTCTTTGCGCTGGCTTCCTCGTAGCCTTCAATCGGGCATATGTTGGAGTAGGGTGCGTAGGCTGTGGCGGTGGCGCCAATTTCAATCTGAATTTTGGTTGCATACTGATAATAATTATTGTCGCCGTAAAATCTCAAATACATTTGCTGCCCGAAAGTCGTAAATGTAAAACTGTTTCGGTTTTCGGCGTTACTGTCAATAATAAATACCTTATCAGCCGCTGCCCATTCGGCTGCACTGCTTGCCGTTGTAACCGCCAAAAATAGGCCTTTGTCTTGCCACTGTCCGTAGTCGTCGGAAAATGTAACGGCTGTATTATATGGCAGCAAAATGGGCAAAAAATGAAGCGCTGTGTCGCCTAAGTTATCTTTGATTGCTTGCTCGTCCAGTTTATTTTTCCCGCCGCCTCCGGGCCACGGCTTGTCGTATCCGTGCAGGTCCTGCTTCGGGGTTAGTTTAATCGTCACGGCTTTGGCGTAGCCCTCCTGCACGGTCTGCAAGGTGACCGGATTTCCTTCTGCCGTCTCCTGCGTGTCGGTCAGGTCAACGATCACCGCGGTCGCGTTGTCCGCGTACACCGGAACGGCTGTGCCGTTGTCCGTGATGTCCGCGATCTTCTCTCGAGTCGTTGTCGGTGTCAGGGTGTTGCTGACCACCGTCTTGTTTGCCTGCGCCTCGATTGCGAGGAGCTTCGAGAAGTCCGAAGAGCTCATCAGGCCGTCCTTCACTGCACTCGCCAGCGTGATCAGGGAGAACATATCCACCCAGTCCGTGCCGGTGTACCGGTACGTGTGGTCATCATCCAGAGTGGTGACGGTCCAGCCGTCCTGCGGGTTGGGATAGGTCGTCGCGATGTCTGCATACGTTGCCACGGCTTCTTTCCAGTCGATGCCGGTGGTGATCGCAGAGATTGCAGTATAAATGCCGGCGGAGGTCACGGGGTTCGTGCTGCCATCCGTAGGAGCTGTATCGAAGGTCAGGGTGTCCTGCTTCGTCGCGAGCGCGTCATAGATGCCGTTCGACTCCACGGGGTTCGTGCTGCCGTCTGTCGGTACCTGGTCGAAGGTGAGCGCGTCCTGCTTTGCCGCAAGGGCGTCATAGACGCCGTTCGATGCTACCGGATTGTCGCTGCCGTCCGTCGGGGTTGCGTCTACGCTGAGCACCTCATGCGCGACGCCATCCGGGGTCGTGAAGATGAGCTTGCCGTTGTCCAGCGTCAGGCTCTCGGCTGCAGCGATCAGGCTCTTCATTGTCGCCCAGCTCACGCTCTTGGTGACCCAGATGCCGTTCTGCAGGATGTCGATTGCGAAGACCGAAGTGTCTGCCGGCTGTCCTGCGGGCTTCTGGTGTATCATAAAGTTTGCCATGTCTTTTTCCTCCCTTGTTTTATCTGAATATGAAGCGGTTGCCGATCTCGTCGACGAAGTAGTTGCCGCTCTCGTCTACCCAGTACTCGGTCTCGGTCCGTATTGCTTCGAACGTTGGAACGATGTGTCTGCCGGTTCCGTCGAGGCAGTCGATGATTGCAGTGATCCGGCTCCGGCCTTCTATGCCGAACTCGTTGACCACTTCCACGATGTCACCCAGGTCGAAGTCGATGCCGATGTTGAAGTTCCCGAGGCTCTGAACGCTTCCCTCGAAGGCCTGCGTCACCTGGCATCCGGCCAGCTTGTCCTCTCCGGCGCTCGCGAGCAGCTCTGTGTATTCTTCCGCCGGGATCTCGCCGTTGTTGCTCGAGACGTTCCGCTTGTCCACGTAGAGCTCGTATCGGTCCAGACCGGAGGCATCTGCGTCTCCGGCGGTTGCGAACTTGCGCTCGTCACCTTCACCTTCTCCGCCCACGTTCGCCACGTTGTAGAACTTGCGGGTGCTTTCCTGGTAGGTCGTGGAGACAAGGTTCTCATACTGTGGGGAGAATACCACGTAGGGGTTCTCGTCCTGGAAGTAGCTGCGGTCCTCGCCATTGTAGAGGCTGAACTCCATCGCGCGGGTGTCGATGTCTACCGTGACATCGTAGCCGAGGCCGTACGCCTTGCAGATGGCTTCCGTGACCTCGCCCAGGTTGTCGCAGGTGTACTGCACACTCATCGCGTCGGATCCTGCGCTAAGATCTCCGAGTGAAAAGCCGGCCACTGCTCGGGCTGTGTCTTCCGGCTGGATCACGTTCTCGTTGAGCAGTTTGGTCAGCCCGGTGGCTACGGTTCCCGCCAGGGAGGTCTGGCTCCATACGATGCGGCGATAGAGGATGGACTTTAGATCGCGGCCGCTGACTGTGATCGTGTGGCCGTTCTCCTCATCTGTCTCAATCTTCACGTCCTCGATAATCATGGCATGGTCCGGATCGTCCTCGCGCATGATGTAGTTGTCCCGGACCAGAAGCCCTACGGACTCATTGTTCGCTGGGGCATAGAGTTCAAAGTCTCCCGGCTCGTAGTAGCGCGGGGTCCAGATCAGGCTTTTGAACTCGTCCACGACCCCGATGCGTTCCATGTTCTGGTTAAGCACATAAAGCACCATAGCCTACACCCCCTCGAACTTGTCCGTGTTGGTGAAGATGACCTCCATGCTCTCGCGGCCTTCGTCATCCGCCGTGAAGGTGAAGACGTTGTCGCCCAGGGTCAACTGGAACCAGGTCGAGCCCTGCACCAGGTACTTCAGCATGTTAATGCTCTCGCCGTCTCTGGTGAGCGTGACGGACTTGCTGCCCTGGTTCGTGTTTATGATGAGCGAGTCGCCCCGGATGAAGTCATAATTCATCAGGAATCCCTCGCCGGTTGTCAGATTGTAGAAGGCGGGATTGCTAACCGGTCCGGATAAGTTGCAGCGGATGATCACGCCGCACTCGACATCTCCGCCGTTGATGACGCTTTTCTCGTCGTAGACTGCGACCTCGGAAAAGGGAATCCCCTCCTCCGGGAACTCGACCGGGAACTCCAGGAGCCCATTGACTGCCATGAAGTCGGTCGTGGTTGCTTCCACTGCCTTGAAGAACGGGTCCGGGCAGATCACGCTGATCATGGCCTGCTGCCCTCTCTGGAAGAGGTCGCCCTCGAAGGTTTCCACGTACCCGTCTATGTAGACGTCACGCGTCGCATTTTTATAAAAAAGACGGATCCACTGCTTCGTCTTGAATACTTTGTAGAGTTCATGGCGTGCAGCCTCAACGGTCACGGCTGATCTGTAGGTCAGCGTGATCACGATGTTCCGGTTCCCTACCTTCGAGGAGTTGTAGAGGCTGCCGTCTCCGGTTGCCAGCAAGTCGGTGTTGATCACCGCCGCGGCCGGAGTCAGACCGGATACGCCCGTCACATAGAAGAGCGGGTTCCCGGTCAGCGTTTCTCTGGTTCCGTATTTATTTTCTGCGATAAGTTTGAACATGTTTTAGGCTCCTCCCATCGCGAAGTTGAACTGGTTGTTGGTTTGTCTGTAGATCTCCAGGCGGCTCAGTGCCTTCGGGCTGGTGTTGTACTGATTGAAGGTGTTGTTCGTCACCTTCGTCACATTTCCGCCAGATGCTGCGGCAGGTGCTCCCGCATATACTGCGGAACCGATCGCCGCCTTCGCTCCGCTCACGTACGGGCTGAGGTTCGTCGCTTCCACGGCCTCGCTGGCCATGTTACGCAGCGCGGATGTGAGCGCCTTCGTGTTTTTCTTCACGCCGAGGGCCGCACCCGCAGGAAGTTGGAATCCTATTTCCTTCTCGAAAACTGTCGACGGGGAATGAACTCCGAAGAGATCCTTCACGAAGCCCACAACGTCTCCGACCCACTCGGTCAGCTTGCCCTTGATCCAGTCCTTCGCTCCGCTGATGCCCTGCCAGAGTCCCTTGACCAGGTTGTCGCCTGCTTCCTTCATGCTTCCGGCGCTTTCCTCGATGCCCTTCACGATGGCCTTCACAAGTTCCGGCGCCTGCTTCACAAGTTCCGGCACCAGTTCGTTCATGGCCATACAGATGCCGAAGAGCAACTCGAGCGCCGCGGAGATGATGAGCGGCAGGTTCGCGATGAGCGTCTGCGTGATCACGGAGACGAGCATCGGAAGATCTGCAACAAGCAGCCGCGCTATGGTCGGCAGTGCCTGGATGATGCCCTTCAGCATTGTGACCGCTGCCTCTATGATGAGCGGCAGCGACTGCACCAGGATGTTCGTCGCGGTTGTGATCAAGATCGGCACGTTCCGGATGAGCATCTGCACGATCTGCGGCAGCGCGTCCACGACGCCCGTGAACATTACGACGGCCGCGCTGATGATCAACGGCAGGCCCTGTTCCAGCAGTCCCATTATGGTCTCTATGATCTGCGGGATTGCTTCCAGAAGAAGCGGGAGCGCTGTCTGGATGCCTTCCAGGATTGCCGTGAGGAAGTCCTGCCCCGCCTGCAAAAACTCCGGCGCGGACTCGAGGGCCGCGTCTGCGATCGTCTTGATGAAGCCCGGCAGGCCCTGCAAGATAGTCGGCAGTAGGTTTCCTGCGATCGACTTGATCAGCGCCAGCGCCAGACCGTTTCCGGCTTTCAGAAGCGCCGGTGCCTGGTTTATAAGAACAGCAAATAACTGCTGCAATAATGGCGGAATAAATGCTATAAACTGCGGCAGGTTCTCGCTCAGTCCATCCATGGCTGCCTCTAAGAGCAGCGCGGAGGTCTCCAGCATGACCGGAGTCTCTCCGAGGATGCCTTCCGCGATCTGGCGCACCAGATTGATGCCTGCTTTGATGAAGGCCGGGCCCTCATCCTGCGCGGTCTGTATAGCGCCTTCAAACACCCCTCTGAACGTGTCAAAAATGCCGCTAAAATCGCCCGATTTGAGTGCGGCGGGTAAATCTGCCACCGCGCCTGCTAAGGGCTCTAAAACGGAAGAAACGACGGGTCCTAAGCCTGCCACGATACTATTCTTCGCGCCTTCTGCAACTTTGCTGAGGCGGTCCAGCGCATCCTGGGTCTCGTTGAGGCTGTCCAGAGCCTCGGAGTCGAGCACGTAGCCCATGTCGTGCGCTTCCTGCGCGAGTGCTGCGATCTTTTCGCCGCCTGCTTCAATGAGCGGGTTCAGATCCTGAGCACTCCTTCCGAAGATCTGCATCGCGTACGCATCGCGCTGCGTTTCGTTCTCCATCTTCCCGAGCGCGTCAATGGCCTCGTTGAAGACGTCCTGGTTGCTCCGGAGTTCTCCGTTGGCATCGGTCACGGATATGCCGAGGGCCTCGAAGGCTGCCGCAGCGTCTCCGGTTCCCTTCTGGGCGTTGGCCATGTTCCGGATCAGTTTGGCCATGGATCCCGTCATCGTTTCCGTGGAGACGTCGATGAGGTCCTCCATGTACTTGTATTCCTGGAGCGTCTCGGTGCTCAGTCCGGTCTGTGCGCTCAGTGTGTTGATCTCATCCGCGAAGGCCGCGGCTGCTTTCACGCTTTCCCAGGTTTCCTTGGCCAGTTCCTTCATCGCGGATGCTGCGAACTGGATGCCCTGGGAGACGAGGTTCGCCATCGCTCCCTTCAGTACGCTGTAGCCTTCCGAGCTTTTCTCGACCTTTTCCCCGGTCTCCTTCGCTTCGTTTCCTAAGTCGCGGAGGTTCTCCTCCACTGTCTTTCCATTCTTCGCTGCCAGCGCTTCCGCCTTCTCGACGTTTCCGAGTTCTTTCTCGTACTTGTTCAGGTCCTGCGTCGTCTGGTTGACTGCGGCCTGCTGGTTTGCGATTTTGATGGCCAGCTCCTGGGCGCCTTTACTGTTGGCGCCCTGCTCTGCCGCGACCTGTTCGTACTGCTGCTTTAGGCTCTCCAGGACCGACTTCTGCGATGTCAGGACGCTCTTCAGCTGTCCGATCTTAGCGCTCAGACCTTCCGAAGATGTGCGCCAGTTGTCCATCCCGGCTGCCGCTGCTTTGAACTCAGCATTGGCCAGGCGGATGTTCCGGTTCGCTTCCTGTATGTTCTTTTTGAGGTTCGATATGTCGACCGAAAACTTAGCGGTCACTTCGTTGCTGGCTGCCATCTTGTCCACCTCTATCTGTTACCACCACCCGGCGTCGTCAGATGCCCGGCGGCGGATCACGTTCGATTTATTGTTCTTCTGCCCTGTGCTTTCCTGCTCCTGTCTGATCTGCATCCTCCGAAGGTCTGCGTAGAGTTCTACTACTTCAAAGAAGGACGCGTACTGAACCAGGAGCGGATCCATGCCGCCGTAGGTTATGCAGAGCGCATGGACGATGTCGAACAGAAGCTCATCCAGGGGGACATCCTCCCCCGCGTTCAGTTTCCCTCGTTGTTTTTAGTCGGGACCTTCAGCAGTGACTTCATGGCTTCCTGAACGATTGTATAGATCACGCCGATCACTTCCTGCGTGTCTACGTGGTTCCAGTCGTCCTCCGTCATGCCAGGGAATACTCGGTCCAGAATGTGGCATACATCGTGCCACGCTGTTGCGATTGTTGCGAGGATCTGCGCGGTGTCCATCGTGCCCTGGTCTAAATCAAAAAGGGCGGCTATATCACGGACCACGCCGAACGGGATCTTCCTAAGCATCCCCGCCTTCGTTTCCCGGATCACCGTCATGTCCTCGTCTTCGTATATGTTCAAAGTTATCAATGTGTTGTCTGCCATGGTGTTGCTCCTTCCTGTGTTTAGTTGTCGTCCTTGCACTCACCGGGCCCTGGTTGTGGGCCCGGATCGTACAGGGGATTTTTGGGTATAGTATGAAAAAATTGGAATTATTCGCCCACGGTGATCGAGCAGGTGTCGGTGAATCCGCCGTCCTCTGTTGTCACGGTGATGGTCGCGGTGCCGGATGCTACTGCGGTCACAAGACCGTCATCGTCAACGGTTGCCACTGCTTCGTCGCTGGATGTGTAGGTCACAGCCTTGTTGGTAGCGTTTGCCGGAAGCACGGTAGGCACGAGCTGAACCGTTCCTTCTGCTGCGAGCGTTTCGGATGCGGGCGCGAGGCTCACACCGGTCACAGCCACAGCCTGGCTGGGCTGGATAGTGTCCGGAGTCTGAATTGCTGCGAAGAAGTTGGAGACGTCTGCCTTGTTGTAGCGGGTGTCCACTACGATGCCCTTTGCGGGTCCTTTTAACCAGTTCAAGCCATCAAAGATGCCCTTGGTGAACTTGTAGGTGGTATAGATGCCTGTGAAGGTCAGGGACTGATTATTTGCATCAGTTCCGGCATCTTCGGTTGCACTTGTCTCGTCGGGGATGGAGAACTTGCCCTTCAGTCTGGAGACGTAGCGGTACTTGCCGTCGTTTCCTTTAACGCGATACATGATCGCGAAGTACTTGTCGGAGCGTTCGCTGTCAACGAGCATGCCGGTGTTCTCGTCGAAGCTCTTGCCGGTGATGAACGCCAGGCGCTGAAGTTCGGGAGGTGCTACCGTCAGTGTGATTGTGTCGTCACCCTCGCCCTGGATCGTGATGAGGGGAAGGTTGTCGTAATAATGGGACGCAGTAGACTGGTCGATTGTCTTGCCGATCTCTGCGGTGGGTGCCAGACGGATCGGAGTTCCGCAGGCATATCCCGTCTCGTCGTCTTTTGTAACTTCTGCAACATAGAGGTCATCCACGCCGCGGAACTCAAAGACCTGCTGGGTTAAGTTGGTACTAATTGCCATTGTTTTGTTCCTCCTTTATAAGGTTGTTGAACTGCTGGTAGATGGCCTCGAAGCCTCGACCCGTGTGGGTCTCCTCGTCGCTCGGGGCATCATACCCCAAGCCATTAACCTTGAAGCCGTTCTGTTTAAGTAGTGCCCGCGCCTCCTCCAGCTTGCTGTAGGTATCGGTCGGGTCGTTGCTGTAGTAGTTGACCATGAAAACGCCCACGTAGCTGAGGGGCTCGTTGTCGTAGTGGCTGCCGTCCACGGAGCTGCTGTTCCAAAACGTGAAGAAAGCATCCGGATACGGCTCCTTCTCGCCGACGCTTCCCTGCCGGTAGACCGGCAGCTTAAAGGTCTCGAGCAGTTGTATCAATAAGTCCTCCATCACTTTCCTCCTATCGTCCTCTGAATGTAGTCCAGGAACACTTCCTTGACGTCATCCGTCAGCCCTTTTTGGTATGCGTTGTGCGCTCTTGCCCAGCCTCCGTAGATCCGCTGCAGCTGGATGTCCGGCTTCATCCTCGGCGTGCCGGTTATGAGCCTCTGGCCGTTGTTGGGTTTCGACTTATCGAAGCCCAGGCCGATGGTCGCTCTGTTCCCGGACCATTCCACCTTCGAGTTCTGCACCACACTTGCCTCGGTTGCTCCTGTGGAGTACCGACCCTGTGCCGGCAGGTGCTGCGGTGCGAGTGCTTCCATGGTGTCATCTGCCACGGTTTCCGCCATCTGTTCCAGTGCGTTCGTGAGCACTGGTCTGACGTTCAGGCCGGCCTCATCGACTGCGATGATAAGTTCTGCCAGTCCTTTGAGTTCTATGCCTGTTTTCGCCATTCTATGCGCCTCCTCGGTATGCCCTAACACGGAAGACCAGGAACTGGTTCCGCATTTCGATGTTCTCAGGCGTTCCGATGATCTCGTACGGCTTCCCGCCGATCGTGATCCGGCAGTCCGGTGTGATGTCTGAACGGTACCAGGTTTCCACCGTTCCGGTGTCATCCAGGACCAGCACATCATTCACCACGCGCTCCGTGCCGCCGAAAGTTCGGAACCGCCCGAAGAAGGTCGAGCCCTCTGCTGGGTACGTTTTCTTGATCACGCCCTTGGCCATTGTCTCCGTCGGAACGAAGAGCACCATGGGCACGTTGAAGGGTCCGCTCGGTCTGTATGCCATCGCTTAGCCCTCCTTGTATGACAACTGGGTCGCTCGCTGGAAGAAGTAGTCCGAGAGCTTCCCTTCTCCGTTGCCGTAGTTCCACAGGTCAGAGACGCCACGCGTGACAAGTCCTGCCGGGATGTTTGCTTCCGCGATGCCCGCGTCCTTTAAGAACCCGACCACCTCGTCCACGTACTCCCCCAGGGTCGCATCCAGATCAGAACCTGTGATGCCGAGGCCTTTTTTCACTTTTTCAAGCAATATGTTCTCGTTTGCCATGTCGGCGCCTCCTCTCGGGGTTTTAATCTTATAAGCCTACCTTGGTCACGGTGATGTCACCGGAAGAAAGAACGGCTTTGTAGAGCGTTGCACCATCTGCGTCGATGTCTACGCTGCCTGCTGCCGGCTCTTCTGCTACTCCTGCAAGGGAGAAGCCCACGAAGTCATAAGTGGGTACGAAGTAAACGGTCGCTGCTGTTACTGCCGCAGCCAGGTCGATGCTCTTAGCAGGTTCGCTGCAAAGAAGCGGAGTAGATGCTGCGGTGATCGCGAAGTCACCGTTCGCATTTGCTGCGTTTACCTTTGCCAGGGTGCTGTTGTTAGTGGTGTCCTGTTTAAGGATCACAGCGTAAAGAGTGATCAGGTCGGTTGCCTGTACGGGTACGATTCTGTTGTTGTTAATCATTTGTTTATCCTCCTGTTAGATTATTCAGTTGCGTCTTCGCCTACTGCCCACGCTCCGTCTACGACTTTCAGCACGCTGCCGTTGTCAGTAGCGGTCACAGCCGGAAGCTGAGATGCAGGCAGTGCTGCAATCCACTTGCCCTTGTTGTCAACGGTGAGCACCTTGCCCTCGTCGGTCTCGGTGACTGCCGGGAGTTCGGCAGTGGCTGCAGCTGCAACGACTGCGGCCTGAAGCGCAATCTGTGCAAGCACTGCTGCGTTGTTTGTTAAGTCCGCAACGTCATCGGCCGAGCCGCCGAGCGCTACGTAGATTGCTTTTAACTGTTCGAGGTTCGTCTTCATATCGTGCACCTCCTATGCCTTAGTTGGCTTTCTTCTTGATGAGATAGAAGCCGGTGGGGTTGAGCACCTTGCCGTCCACTACGGTGATGGCTTTGTCTACCCACTCGTTGGTCTCTTCGTCGAAGTATCTGCGCATCATGAAGCCGAAGTTTTCATTGATGCCGTACTCCTGAGGCTGCCAGTAGATTCCGATTACATCGCCAGCGCTTGCAGTGTCGAAGTCGGGAAGGATGTCCTCTTCAACGAGGGAGATCTCACGACCGAAGAAACGGCCTGCGGGCATCTCAGCGTCACCGTCTCCTACTTCCAGACCGGTCGCCTGGCGGAAGATCGGGTTGTTGTTATCATCGGACATAGTCTCAAGATAAGTCTCAACGGTAGACATCGGGAAGATGAACTCGCCTGCGCGATAGCCGAGGGGAAGTTTAGCGAAGAACTTGGTTCTCCATGCCTTCCAGTCGTTCATATCTGTGGCACTGAGGGAGATGGTGTTGGTCACTCTTTCATCATTCAAAATACCGAGCATGGAGCCTTCTCCGGTTCCGTTTACGATGCCCTTGTCCATCGCTTCGAGATAAGCGATCGCGATGATGTTGGTCAGTTCAGCCTCGAACGCGGACAGCGTGAGGATCTGGCTGAGGAATGTCTGAGCCACGCGGATCTCTGCGGTGTGATATTTGAAAGTGATCTTTCCAAGCTTGTCGGTTTTCTGGCGAGGGCTTACGGTGGATTCATTGATCCACTTGAAGGTTGCCTGGAGTGCGCCGATGGGGATCTCTACGCCGCCGGGAACGGATAACTTTCTAACCTTGGAGTAGAGGTTTCCGTATCTCTTGCGGATCGTGTTGATCACTTCGTTCATAACAGTGATGGGGATAGCAGCGCCGGACTCGTTGGTGCTGATTGCTTCGCCGTTTCTCAGTTCAGCGGGGATCGGAGTGCCCTTCTGCACGTATGCCATGAACGCCTGGCGGTATTCCATTTCCTTGTTGTCTTCTTTGGTTTCTCTTGTGGAGAAGGACGCAACGATGTTTCCATTGACGGGAGCCGCTGCGGCTGCTGCGGATCTTGCTTCCTCTTCTGCCGCGTCGATTGCTTCGATCTCTTCATTGACTTCGGAGATCTCTGCGTCGATGTCTGTCACCTGTTCGTTAATGCTTCTCACTTCGTTGGCATCCTGGGATGCCTGGCCCTTTGCGATGAGGGCGTTTCTCTTTTCCTGCAATCTTGCGAGGCGCTTCTGTAAAATTTTCTTTCTCATTTTGTTTTCCTCCTTAAAAGGTCGAGTTTTGCTTTTTCAAGCTCTAACTGTTTTTGTGTGTCTACGCCCTCCGGCGCCTGCTCACGCTGCTGTCTTGCGCTCTCCAGTGCGGACCGGGCGCTCTCCAGCGCCTCCTTGCTTCGCTCGCTTATCTCAACGGATGTAGAATTGTAGGCGGGGAATGTTACCGCGGACACTTCCACGACCGTGCCGATCTTTGTGATGTGACGGTAGGGGTGATCGGATTCTAATTCCTCCCAGGTCTCGTCCTCGATGCTGAACATGAAGGACATCTTATCAATGTCGCCCCTGCGGATCATGCCGTACAGGTCCTGGTGCTTCGGGATGCTGAGATCCAGGAAGGCATCCACATCCAGGCCGGTCGGATCCTTGGACAGCCGCATCGTGCTGTTCGGGTTGTTTCTTCTGCTGCGTGCGTACACGTAGCGGGTGTCGTGATTTAAGCAGAACCGAACGTCGTTTAAGTCCGTCTCGTCCAGGGCTCCGCTGTCTATAATTTCGTCAAACCATCCGAGGTCCGTGCGGGATCCGATCACAATCGGGCGTCCGTGGATGTGTCCGTCTTCTCCGTCACCTTCCGCGCGGACTTCCATTGTGACCTCGACGGTCCTCATCTCCAGTGCTTTTTTCTCTCTTTTTTCTTTCTCGGGCATCTTAGATGACCTCCTTCTCCTCGTCTACTATGTCAACCTTCGTCTCTTCCGGCTTTCCGACCTGGTACTGCGCCGCGTTGTTTGCGTTGATCCAGTTCAGGCTCATGAACCTCTGACCCTCTAACTCCGGCAACGGCTGCAATCCGAAGATCACGCGCTTCTCATTTTCTGTCATAGATCCGGTCGGGCTTAAAAGTTCCACCAGTTTGATCTTCTGGTCGATGCTCATGAAGATCAGATCTCTGGGCAGGAACTTGATGCAGTTCCCAAAACTCCGCTCCCGATCGCTGAACAGTTTCTTAGTGAAGGCCTCGCTGATTGACTTGATCAGCGGCTCCAGCGTCTTCTGGAAAAAGGCCTCATACTGTTCCTTGGAGTAGTCTCCGGTCAGGATGCAAAGCGGCACGCCGAAGTTCCGCAGCAGCATTTCGTCTACGAACTTCAGAACTGAAGGATCCACGATAGAGGTCCGGCGCTCCAGGGGTGTGAAGCTCGCCTTCAGATCCAGCGGAAGGAACCCGCTCTCGTTATTCTGGAGTTTCCGCTCCAGTTCCTGTAGAGCCTTTTCCGTCTTGCCCTCATCCATGAGGGAGTTATAATGCACGACGCCGTTCACTGCGTAGGATGCCTTCATAGCCTTGGCCACGCCTTTGAGCAGTTCCTCGCTGAGCGCTACCGTCTTGTCGAGCGCCTTGTGGTTCGGCTGTCCGTCTAAGTCTCCGCCCATGAACTGGTTCACGGAGTAATTGTACTTCAGATGGATGACGTCCTCGTATGCGATCGTCGTCTTGTAGCCATTCATAAACCAGAACGACACGAAGAGCCTGCCGGATGCGTCCTCGATGAATTGCACCTCGGTCGGCTGGATCGGATAAAGCTGCTCGTAGGTCCTCACCAGTTCGCCGTTGGCTCCGGTATACTGCCGGTAGACCGGGATCAGGAACGCGTTATAATTTAAGAGCAGCAGCCACATCGTCTTCTCGATGAGTTCCGAAGTCGTCATGATCGGGTTCGGATTGTTGAGCATCTTCTGCCGGTCGCTGTCTCTCACGGTCGTCGGGTCTGCGTTCACCATCCGAACATGCACGGGGTTGAGTTTCTTCATCTCGTCCACGATGCACTTCAGCGCCTGCTGTACCACGACGGAGTTATAAGCATCGGCTCCCCACTGTACGTAGTCGGGGAACCATCCGTTCAGCGTCATCGCCGCCTTCGTGTTCTTGGGCTTCCTCTTGAATAGTCTGTCAAGCCAGGACATCACTTGCCTCCTATGATGGACGTATAATCCGTCCGGTTTCGTCTATATGTTTCATGCAGGATCGCCAGGCACACCGCGCCGTCGATCCTTTTCTCTGTTTCCTGTTTAATGATCAGAGTCATGCCCTTCTTGTCTGCCTGCAATCCGGCATTTCCAAAGCACCACTTGTCGACCGGGTTGTTTCCGTACCGAATCAGCTGGTGCTTGAAGTCTGCCTCTGCCAGTTTGATTGCGTTGTGCAGCGTCAGGGCGTTCTGCTGGATGAGGATGAGCTCGGAGTCGTCTCCGCTTGTCTTGCTCCATCCGTAGTACTCCATACGTTTGAGCCAGTCCTTCGAGAACTTCTGGTCGTACCCGCAGCGCCACAACTTGATGCCGTAGTCTGTATACAGTGAGTAGAACCAATCGGCGACGACTGCCAGGTCTATGTCGTTGCCCTCGCAGATGGTCAGGTAGCCGGCCTCTGCCCAGTCTTTATACTTCGCCCCGGCTGCTGTGTCCGGTGCCTCGGTCAGCTTGTTCTCCGGTATGAAGTAGTGACTCAGCACGTACTTGTTCGGGTCGTCCTTGCGCATGATCAGGATCTTGGCTGCACAGAGGTCGGTGGTCTCTGCAAGGTCAACGGCTCCGAGTGCTAAGCATCCGCGGAATTCTTCCGGGTTCCACTCGCAGTCGTAGTTGTAGTCCTCTAAGTTGAGCCAGGCCTCTGCGGCGTTCTGCTTGATGTTGAAGTCTTTCGACAGCACGAAGATGCGGTCCGACTTGCTCTCCCGCGCCAGTGCCACCTGCTGCTCCAGGTAGTCGTATCGCTTAACGATGCCGAGCGACGGATTCGACTTCATCCAGAGGCGGTTCTCACGGTTCCCTTCCCAGACCTCCCGCTCGGAGTCCTGGGTGTATAGCCAGGGAAGGAACCTCTCGGCAGCAGGGTCGTCTTCCTTTTCGCCGTTGATGACGGACCGGGCATACCGCAGCCCCTTGTCCAGGTATCCATCCTCCACGAAGCCCTCCGTGGTGATCTCGATGAACTTCGGGTTCTCCTTGATGGACTGGCTCTGCTCGATGCTTTTCGCGATCGTGTTGTCCTTCATTTCGTGCGACTCATCCAGGATCGCGAAGTCTATGTTGCGCCCCTCTTTGTTTTGTGTTCGGTCGCTTAGCTTGAATACCTTGCTGTTGGTGACTTGGTTCTGAATGAGCCGCTGGTTCCTGTGAGTGTCTTGACTCTTTGGATCATATAAAAGACGCATCGTGTCGATGGCGTCGTAGACAATCGAGGCCTGCGCGTCATCGTTTGAACTTGCCACCAGGTCAGCACCTTCGGGTCCGGTGATGAACTCCGCGTTGCTAAGTCCCCCGCAGAACTCTGACTTGCCATTCTTCCTGGCAATCAGAAGCAGGGCACGCTGGAAGCGGTCCGTGCCGTCCGGCATCTTGAAGCTGTAGAGCGCCTCGGTGAAGGCTTTCTCCCACTGCATCAGAACCATGGGCTTGCTGTAAAATGGGGACTTGGTCAGCCGGATGCAGTTCTCCATGAAGTCCATCCGGAGCCTGGCTGCGTCTGTGTTGTAAAGGTACCTTTCTGTCTTTATGTCTTCGGCCAGTCTGTCCAACTCCATCCAGAGCTCCTGGCCGATGATTATGTCACCGGCCTCAGCCTGCGCTCTGTAGAATAGGAGGTCGGAAGTCTCTGCCGTTAGTTTCATGTCTGCCTGCCTTTTGCCCACTTCCTGAGCGGACTCTCTTCGTCTGCCTCATCGGTTCCCGTTGCGCGGATCAGAATCTTGACCACGTTGTTGTACTGCTGGAGGTACTTGATGTACTCCTTCGCCGCAACGGTCGCCCTCTGGGCTCCTGTCTTCGGGTGGATCTCAATCTGCGGAAGTTTCCGGAACTTCTCCAGCTGTTCTTCCAGGAAGACCATCTCCTCCACCTCGTTCACCAGGAAGGGATCGTTTCCGATCAGTTCGAGCAGTTCTTCGCGTCTGTCCATACTTAGCGTCCTCCGATGATCTGCGTGATGTGGATGTGCGTGTAGGCCGGATAATAGTCCGAGACATTGCCCGTCCTGCCGTAGGCTGCCACGGTATGCTGCCCGGTCAGTTCGGAGACGTCGAAAGTCTCTTCAAAGTCTGCCGGACTTCCTTCCGTGCCCCATATTCCTCGGTATGCGTTCGGAAGTTCTATGCTTCCCGCTCCCGTTGCGCTGTCAATGCCGAGTTTCTTGTTGTAATAGTTCCCGGAGTAGCCGGAGAACCAGGTCTGCCCGATCACCTTGATCGTCTTGTACGGCGTGAAGTCAAAACGCACATATCCAAAATCCTGCTTATCGGACGGACCGGTCTGAAGACCTCCGCCCACCACAAGGAATAGATCGTTCAAACTTCTGCCGAAGCCGCTGGTGGTTGCTCCATCCATGAGCACGCCGTCCTTGTAGATGTTCTTCAGGTTTGCATAGATCAAATCAGCGCCCCGATATATCTCAGCCACTGCCTGGTTGCCCAGGTAAATCTCGGCCGGCTGTTTGCTTCCCAAAAATAGCGCCATTGTCAGTCCTCCAGAATGATGTAGAGCGTCTTCGGATGCTGTGCTGCATCCGCAGGAAGAGACTCAACCACTTCGACGGTGTCAACGGTCTGAGCGATCTTGTCGTATGCGGCCTTAGTAACTACCGGGACGCCCCAGGTGTTCTCCTCGTCTTTTCCATAAACTTCTGCCATTTTCAGCCTCCTTGTTTCTTGGCGCTTTGTTATTTCGCATTTTTTCGCTTTTTGGTTTCAAAAATCTCGTTTTTTCCCGTTCTGCGGAATTTAGG